CGCAACCGCAAACAGGCACTGATTATCGACAAGGATGGAACGAGGGCTTATGGATGACTGGAAAAAACTTCTTGGATCATTTGTACCTGTTTTGGGTACTGCTTTGGGCGGCCCCCTTGGTGGTGCTGCTGCTGGTTTCATTGCTGACAAGTTGGGTTTGTCAGACCGTACTGTTGAAGCTGTTACTAGCGCCATCTCCAGCGGGAAGCTGGATGCGGCGCAAATCGCACAAATTAAACTGGCTGAAATAGAGTTTCAGAAGTTCCTCGAAGCCAACAAAATCAAGCTAGAGGAAATCGCAGCAGGGGACAGAATCAGCGCACGGGAGATGCTCAAATCCACCCGCAGCTACGTTCCCGCCACTCTTACCTTCGGCATCACCATAGGCTACTTTGTGGTGCTGTTGGGCATGATGACAAAGGCATTCACCGTTGCTGACTCCCAGGTGATGCTAATCATGTTGGGCCAGCTTGGTACTGCTTGGGGCGTGACGATAGCGTTCTGGTTTGGCACTACATCAGGCAGCAAAGACAAGACAGACATTCTTGCCAACTCTCAGCCAGCAAAATAATCATGGGACTATTCAGCAATCCATCAGCACTGTCTCCACAACTGCAAAAGCAGTTGGATGAGATGATCAAGACGGACCCAGAGGGCGTTCATAACTTCCGTGAACGCTTTGCTGACAACCCTTCGATGTATGAGGCTCTGGCACCCTACGAGCATCGGGCTTTCACCTACTCAGCGACCCAGCAGAACCCACTGATGGCGGCACCACTGGCTATCGCTGCTCCTCTGTACTACATGGCGAAGCAGCCTGCTTTAATCAAGGCTGCTCAGAGTCTAGGAGTGGTAGGACCTGGTGCTACACCACCAAGTACGGACCAGTTGAAGGCCCAGCTTCGCGGTATCGCGCAAGGGCTGTTGAGTCGGTACAAGTGACCATACTGCACCGCAGAGCAGGAACAGGCACAGACTAGCCAGCCACTGACCCTCGCGGATCATGTATGACGGGTTCACGATGCTCCAATAGACCGTATAGCTGCCGTCCACGCACCACCACGCACCGACAATGAGAGCAGGCCACTCCCGATAGCGTAGCGTCCACATAGACTGCCAGAATCGGTCAGCCACCAGATAGGTGGAGCAGGCCATCAGGAACGATACCGGAATGTCCCAGTCGGGATAGTCCATGTAAAGTGCACCGTAGATGAGCCATGACAGGCCCACAAGAAACGTAAAGTTCTTCCATGTCACGGTAGTACCTCCAGTAGTTTGGTCAGGTAGTGCTGGGCCTTCTCCAAGTCCTGCTTACCGCCCTTGTCGTTGCACCGCATGGTGTACTTGATGACGTTACCGCGCAGGAAGCCTACGAATTCTTCCTTGCTCATGCAGGACTCCATCGCCTCCCAGGGCTGCACCTTTTTACTTGTGTAGTGTGTACCACCAACCATATAGCTATTAGATTTCATTTCCAGTCGTCCTTGTCGTGTTGTTTACGCACCAGCTTCATCGCATCCTTGAGGTCGATGCGTAACTGTTCATTAGCCATGCGCTCCTGCTGGAGTGCGAGGTACATCTTGGTCGCCTCGTCCACCAGGGGCTGACGTTGCCACTCTGCGAAGTTGGGTAGATCGTCCATTATGTTGGCCTCCGCATGGTGTGCAGGGGTAGGTTCTTAGACATACCCGGAAGCGACACGGGACTTGGTTTAGTGCGAAACGCAGCCTGTTTAGATCGCTCATGGTTAGTGCCGATGAAGTTCGGCCTGTCTTTGCCAGTGGTGAAGATGGAGGGTTGACCCTGCCAGTTAAATGCGTTGCTCACTTTTTACCTTTCATTTCCAAAATCGTTTTTTGATACTTCTGCGCCTGATAGCGCCATTCGTCACGTTGCTCTGATGCCTTTTTCAGCTTCGCCTTGAGTTGCACATTCTCGGCCTTCATTGTGGAGACTGCTTCTGCTTGCACTACCTTGATCAGCGGAGCCAGTAGCTTATTCATCTGTTCCGGTGTCATCGCGTCTCCTGCGTGGTAGTGGTGCCCAGTGTGTGTAGAACGGCTCTTTCCCGTTCCATATTCCGTATGTTGCAACTCCCCCTTTACCGAGAAGCTGCACCTTGACCCCGCGCGGGCAGGTGTCGATAGGTTGCCAGAAATAATCAGTAGCCACTGCTACGGACTTGTCTGAATTGAGTGTGTGCGACACAGTTACCTCCATGATTTAAGTGCCTCTGTAAGCGGTGCATACGCCCCGCGCTTGCCCTGCCGCTTGGCTTCTCTGCACAGCTTGCATATCGGTGCGTAGCCGCCTTCGTAGTGGCCAGAGGTAGGGAAACTCTTGCGAGCAGGTTTGGTCTCGTTGCAGACGTTGCACGTCTTAAAGATGCTTGGCTTCGGTGGCATCGGTGCCCTCAAGTCGTGCGCGGATTCGCACCCGCAGATCAGCCATCCGTTCGTACTCGGTAGCCCCGCAGTTCAACGCCTCCCGCATCAACGCTTCGTCATCTACTTCTCTGCGAGCATTGACTTTGTGCGCCGTGAGCAGTTCGTTCTTCTGCCGCGAACATTCGGCATACGCTAGTTTTAGTTCATCACGCTCTGCAATCAGCGACACGCACTTGTCTTGCAAACTGGCAGCAAGTTGTTTCAGTTGTTTCAGTTGTTCAGTCACTCTGGTTTCTCCTTTGGGCTGGTGTACAGCGGCTCGAACCCGTTGCGTGGGTACACACTGAATTCATACTCAACATCGCCGTACTCGTCATGGGAAATGTCGTAGTACGCTACCGGCGGTGCTTTCTGGCGCAGTTCAAAGATGTGGTTTATCTTCCGCATCTCGTCTCGCAAGTCTCCGTTTTCCAGACCAAGTTCCCAGTTCGCTTTGTGCAGTTGTTCAATCTCTACTTGCATGGCGTTCAGCGTGTCGGCGTTTACTTCGTGCACAGCTTTCCATTTCTCAATCTCGGCTTCCGCTTCATTCAGCACCTCGTCCCTGCGTAGGTCTGCGTTGTCGGCTTTGAGTTTTTCAATATCAAGTAGTCGCTCTGAGTAGGCTCGGTCTCCTTCGTCAAGCAAGCGACGATAGTTGTCGGCTGCGTATGTCTGCACCCCTAGTTCTTTATTCAGGCGCTCAACCTCAGCCTCAAGCTCAATCGCCTTACGCATGAATGAGTTCTCTGCTTTGTCGAAGGCATCAAGCTCCTGCACAACCTGTTTCAGCCCATCTGACAGGGCGGCTCGGGCTTCTTGCGTGTGTGCGTTGTAACCATGAAATCCGTTGGTGTGTCGCCGCTCTGCATACGCATCTACCAGTTCCATCAGTTCGGTGTGGGTCATTGGGTTTCCTTTGGTGTAGCTGGACAATCTGCATCGTCGTATTTGCAGGAAGTCTCATAGGGCGCTTGGAAGCAGTGGGCTAGGTGAATCTCTATGTCGCTACGGACAAGCTGCGCTGTTGTCGTCTCACTCGGTGCGTCGAGCAGGAGGCGGATGTTTGCAAGAGCTTTGTCTCTACGCAGTTGTCCTTCGTGACTAAACACTGCACCACAATCAACGGCATTCAGCACCTGCTCCAGCACCTCGCGGTCAACTAAGATTTTGGTCATTTCAAACTCCACCGTTTTATTACTTGTGCATCTATTACCTCGCCTGTATCGCCGTCAAAAGTAAGGCGTAGGTTTGCATCAGGCACGGTGTCTCTAGTGCTATTCCACAAAATAGATTTATAGGCACCAAGGACCTTGCACTCAGTAGTTATGTTCTGTTTTCGTTCAGGCTTAATTCTGTATTGGTACTCAGGAAACCAAGAAGGCGGCATCACTGTCATGTCCTCCCAAATGTGGGCGTCACTCTCTCTAACTTGAACTTTCTTGCTGGTATCAGCGACCCACTCAGTTATTACGTCGTAGTGTTTATGTTTCATTTCATACTCCTGATAGCGTTCAATACTTCTTCTCTCGTTACCCATGCACCATTTCGCTCAAGGGCTTCTACTGACTCCGCACAAGCCTCAACCGTGGCATCGCGGTAGGCAAGCATCTGGGCTTCGGTGTAGCCGACAACTGGCTCTAGGTATCGACCGTAGTGCTGGTAAGCGGGTTCTGGTAGTGGTGGGAGTGTCATTTCACGCATCCCTGGTGCCGCACGAAACGTGCATTGGGTTTGCACTGCTGCTCGCAGGCACTGTTGAGGCAGCGTGGGTCTTTCTGTGCGTACTTCTCAGTCGCGTATCCTGCGCCGAAGCCTACAACGAGGATCATGGTGCACAGGAGCATCAAGTGTAGGCACCAGGACATAGCGGTGATGATCCAGTCCATGACTTCTTCGTGTGTCATTGCCGTTCCTCCATCGCACGCTCAAGCTGCTCATCGTCAATCATGTTGTCGTAAGCATCTTCTGCGGCACACATTTTGTAGTCCTCAATCTCATCGGCTGTGTAGCCTTTTTGGGACAAGTAAAAATCAATCAATCGTTCATTCATATCAGACCCCTAGAAAATTAAAACTAACCACTCAAAAACCCTTCATCAACTCCTCACGTTCACGCATGATGCGAACACTGTTGTAACGCTGGTGCAGGCGTTCGACAAATGACTTGCGGTTCTCATGCTTGACTTCGTACACCAGCATCTCTTTCAAATCGGCCTCTGGGATAGTCGTCAGGAGTTCGTTGAAGTCCCTCCAGTTACCCAATGCCTTGATCATTACAGCGTTCATAATTTTCCCCAGTTGCGTTAATGTAATCTATTGTTTTGCAGTTGTCAAGGAATTTGTTACTTTATTTTCACGATAACTTTTCACAGCACTTCGCAGCGCGGTCTGGTTGTCTGCTTTGGTGTCCAGGGCCAACGACTGCGCTTGGTCTAGCGTGTCCTTGCACATGATGCGATGGCAGATAACCGGATGACCTTGACCCTGGCGATGGATACGCATATTGAACTGTGTGTAGAGGTCGAGGGACCAGTTCAGACCGAACCATACGAGCGTGTGGCACACATTCTGTAGCCCGTCCACGCCATGCCCCATGCTGGCAGGGTGACCTATCATCAGCATACATTCACCGCTCTGCCACTTGTGCATCGCGTTCTTCAGTGCGCTCTCGCTCTTGCACTCTGTCAGGTTGATGGGTCTGTAATCTTTGAACCGAGTCATGATGCGCTCCGCATCGCTGCGATAGGCGTAGGACAGCAGCACGGGCTTACCCTGGCACTCGTCCAATATGTCATCTAGTGCGTCGAGCTTCTGATCATGCACAGCCTCCCACATGGGGGCACCAGCCACCGGATAGATTGCACCGTTACTGTACTGGAGACAACTATTGGTCAGCGAGGCTTGGTTGAACATCTCCTTCTCCGCACCGCTGTCAAGGCGTAGGAAGAACTCACGTTCCATCTTCTCGTACTTGGTGCGTACATCGGGCTCCATCTCCACCACCACATCGTTGATGATGAGGTCGGGCATGGTCAGGTAGTCAGTGGCACTCATCTCCAGCGTCATATCACCGATGAGGTTCTTGATCGTTGTCTCGGTGTCATCAAACGCCACTTCCTTGAATGGTCCGACCTTGTGGTAGAACCGAGTTCTGAACGCTGTCTTGCTGGTGCCCAGGCGCTGCCCTTGGTCAAGGACTAGGAACTGACCATGCAGGTCTTTGTAGCCGTTGCTGGCGGGTGTGCCGGTGAGTCCGGTAGTCCACTTGATGTGGGGGAGAATCTTACGCAGCGACTTAACACGATCCGTGCTGCTGTTCTTGCACTTGCTGATCTCATCGAACACGATGCCGTCGAACGGTAGTGGTCTGTCTTTCTTGATGTAGTAGGTATGCAGAGCCTCTGCGAGCCAGCCAAGGTTCTCGTAATTGATGAGGAACACCTGCTTGTCCTGCATGAGCGCACGGGTACGCTGATCGCGTGTACCCATGACCATGCTGAACGTCATGTCCTTAGTGTGGAGCCACTTGAGTGCTTCCTGCCGCCATACAAGCCTGCACACCCTGATGGGAGCAACGACAAGCACTGCCCTCAAGTGGCCCACTTGCAGCAGGTAGTTGATGCTGGTGAGCGTGGTAGCTGTCTTGCCCAGTCCAGGGTCTAGCCATAGCGCACTCGCTGGTCGTGAGCATTGGAACTCGACAGCACGTTGCTGGTATTCGTGAAGGTCAGAGGGAGTACGCATCAATGATCCCCTTCCCCTGCTCTACGCTGTCCACCACCAGTGCATACACACCATGCTGGTTGATCCGGTCAATCTCACGCTGCTGCATGGGCGTGGGTAGCTTACCCGTCTGCTTGAACTCACAGAAGATCACACGACCCTTGGGGCTAATGAAGATACCGTCAGGTACTCCGATGTGTGCGGTACTGGTGAACTTATAGGCTAACCACCCTTTGTCACGGGCGTACTGCTTAACGGCAGCTTCGATTTTTTTCTCTAACATTATTTCAACTCCACGAGTTTTCCGTTAAAGCCACTGGTTTTCAATCGCTTTACCGCAGCCTTACCGTAAGCCACTAGACAACTGGGCGCATTGGCTGCTTGGTCACATGATCCGTCGATGTAATGAAACTTCAATCGACCTTTGAGAAAGAAAACAGCATCTGCTTTATCCCATAT